TGATACATACTAAATCAAACACCCCAAAAATATCTGTCTCTTTTTTATACCTGACTTTTGGAGGATACCAGCACACAAATTCTTTGCTTGCCAAGATTTCAAGTGCCTTTTTTCTGATAGTTATTTCTTTCATAGTTTTGCCGGTTTTTGATAATCACAATGGGAACAATGATAGCCAATGACCTTTTCCGTAGAGAAAACTTCTTTTCTTTTGTTAGTCATTATCCCTTTTACTACAACTTCTAAATCATTCTGTCTTTGACAGCGAGGACAATTTCGTGTTCTAACTTTTAGGTATTCTTGGCTCATATTTTTTAAAGCTGGGCAGGTGAGGTATCCGTTTGCCCCTTTACCCTACCTACATAGTATTTATCTCACCCGATTTGTGCGGAGAGATAAGGCATTGCGGGGTAGCCATCCTCGGTTTGGACAAACTCCCATTCTCCTTTTTTCTTTCCTTACCCAGCTTTCAACTTTGGTTATTTAAGATTAGCTTTAAACTTCTCTTTCAATTCTTCGTTCTTATCCCCCAACTCTTTGGCAATAGAGTTTTTCCACTTGCCGACCACTTCTGCTTGGGTCTTTCCCTGAATGCCGGTAATATGAGAGATATAGTTAGACCACGCAATCTCCCAGTTCTCAACAAAACAGCCCTCAAGCACTCTCTTTTCTTTCAAATACTGAAATCTTAAATTCTTTTGAGGGTCAAAAACTACGCTCTCTGGCTTCGCTGGTTCAATACCTTTCTTGATATACTCGGTCATTTTGGCAACATCCTCCTCATACCTTTCATTAAGAGAAAGGTTGTTTAATTTTAAAGGAAATTCAGCCACAGTCAAATCGTCTTTTGAAATATAAAGTATTCTGCCCTCTGGAAGTCCAGTAGCTTTCATCTCGGCAAAACATTGAAGCTGGTGGTGGGGATATGCTTGTGAAAGATAATCCTTTTTAGCCCAAAACACAGTAGAGTTCACGCTTTTGATTTCATACACTAAATCTTTCAAGCCATCAGGATATTTTTCAGATAAAGTTTCCACCATTCTTCTTGAAATTCTGGCTAAATTAGGCATTAAATCAAAAAGTAGATTGGTTTGAATGTCATTTTTAACTTTATCCCAATCCGGTTTTCCGCCGGCAATAAAATCAGGTTTGACTGATACAGCCAAGTGGCTGTCGTCTGCTGGAATTTGATGCCATTTATTATCAAATTTTAACAGACCGGAGGACATCAGCACAAAGCCGATTAACCTTTCAAAGAAGTTTCCGGCTTCAAATTTCCTTAAAACTCGTTCCTCGTAATCAAAATCTGGAGCAATGGCATTCATCTTGAGATACCTCTCATAATGCCCTTTCCCTAATTCCGAAGCCCAGATATGATCTCTTTGCTTTAAAACTTTATCTTTTCTGCCTAATGTTAGCTCCTCGTTCCATATTTCCTGAACGCTCCAAGGGTTGTTATTTTTTTGATTTTCCATTGTTTTTAAGTTAATCATTTATTTTTTCCCGACCTTTTTAATTGATTTCCCCAACAGATAATACAAATCATCTAACTTTAAACCCCTTAATGTTTCCACCGCCCATTTTTGCTTTTCTTGGGAGAATAATTCTAAAATATCTTTATAAAAAATTCCCGTTTCTTCGCAATCTTTTTCCCTGTTATATCTTGATGTCCAGTTTTTAAACCAAATTATTTTATCTTTTATTTCTTTTTTGGGCATTATTTTAGAAAGGGTTGGGGGGAACGCCGGCTCTTTCTTTGATTACTGATGTTGCCGGATTGATATGCCAACGAATAATCTCTGTCAAACGATTGACTTCATTACAATTTTGTTCAGCTAAAATCCTTCTTACAAAACTTTCTGACCTCTCATAAGCTCCAATTTTAGCATTAGCTTCGTCTAACTCATTACATTTGGAATAATAATCACTTTTCCACCGATCCTTATCTTTCATTGCCTCCTTTAGCTCCTCTTTTAACCTTGATTGGTTTGAGTGTTTTTTCTGGCTCATTTTTTTGAATGGATTTACGAACTTTAGCTTTATGCCGGCACTCCCGACTAAAAGAGCCGGCAGGACAATTACAATGTAAAGAACCATCACTCTCTAATTCAACTTCCCAGCGACACAACACCTCTCCGGTGTCAGGATGTCTCCTACTGCTTTTTACCCAATAAATTTTAATTGGGAATGGTTCTTTAAGTTTCATTTTAAGAAACTTCTTCTTCTGGGAGTGAAGGACTGCCTCCTTCCGGAGAGAGATAAATCACATCCTTGAACTCCTTAAATACTTTCTGGTTGACAATTTTTACTTTTGCTTTCTTGCCTATCCATTCAGAGCTTTCATCTGTCCACGCTTTTTCTAATTCAAGCTGGCTGGTTTTGTTGATAGAAATAGATCGTTCTTCGCCAGAAGGAATTTTTACCTTGAAAGTTAATACCTCTCGGTCAGGGTCTTGAGGGAGAGTATTGTATTTTCCTTCGTCAAGAAAAGTGATAAAATCACCGGTTTTTACATCTTTATTGGCGACAACGAAGTCTGAAGCTGGTTTTAATTTCATTGTATTTTCTTGAGGAATGACATTTAATTCCTGATTGATGAGGTCTGTCTCATCAGGTTCAGGGAATTCAATGTCATCTTCTAAATTAGGTTGATAATTTGAAGGATGTAGGTTTTTGTGCCAGATTTTTCTGCCATCATCATAAATTTCCCAATAACCATTTTTAGCTTCTTCAATTACCGGAATATCCTTCCATTGAACTTGGTTGTTCATTTTGCCGACCTTTTAATTATTTACAATACCAAGCTTTTAATTGTTTTAAGGCGTGAAAAATAGCCCTAATCTCTGTTTTGCTGGGCTTACGGGGAGGATATTTTCCAATCGGCTTACAAGCGTCATAGACTAAAACAATCACAGCATCTTCATTCAAGCCATTTTTAGCGAGTGCCTCCATTGCGTTTGAGATTTTAATGATTGCTTCTGCTAAAACTGGTGTTGGCTCTGGCTTTTCTTCGTTTTTTATTACTTTGACTTTAGCCATTTTATTGATTATTTTTAATGCGATACATAAAGACCTTTGTTGGGTTGCCGATTTTACCAGTAGCGTAATCGTGTTTTACTTCTGATAAAACCTGCCTGATTTTGTTCTCTCCAAATCTTTTAATCAATCCCATATACATTCCAAAAACTTTAGGTTTCTTGTCGTCTAATTCCTCAATCAGTTCCTGTGCGAGGGCTTGCTGGCGGTTTGTTATTGCCATATTTGTCTTTGTCTCTATGCCAAGTTCTATAAAAGTTCCTTTTATCTGTCTCTCCGAATGCCCTAACTATCTCTTTCATCGGCATTCCGGCTTTCTTTAACAAAACTATCGCCTTGTTTTTCTCTGTGTTAGCAGGGTAGCTCATATTCTTTCATTTTACAGGTGTCAAGAAAGGGTGTCAAGGGGAAAAAGATATTAACTTTTTATACCAAGACAATCTAAAAGCTCAAACCGATCAAAGTTTTCTTTCAGTTTGGGGTGTTCTATCAAAATCTTCTCAAGAGCTTGTGTCTGGTTTTTAGCTTTCACCTTTGTCTCAAAATCATCATTTCCTTCACTCCCTTTGATAAAAAGAATGTAAGTTTTAAGGTTTAAGTTTTCCATTTTCTTTCTTAATCTTTAGCTTCTTCAACCTTTAAATAATAGGTCTCGCTATCATTGATAGGCAGGTCATCTTCATTCAGAAGCTCTGTGAACTTTTCTCGGGCTTCATCTTCATCTTTCGCCTCAATCTCTTGGGTTAGATAGTGGACTATTTCGCTGTAAGACACATTAAATTTTGGCATAGTTTATTCTTCTTCTATGATTTTTACTATTTCAAAACTATCTTCAATATACTCTTTCGGTAATTCATAGTTTTGAGCAAATAATTCTGCTTCTTCATCGGTTTTACACCCGAGACAAGGTATTTCTATGTTTATATTGACAATTGCTTTTTTCATAACTCTTTCATCATCAAGCTCTGCCAATGGTTCGGGCTTACCATATACATCTGGTATGCCTTTGGCAAGAGCCGGAGAGATAACCTTTTACTCCCATTTCCGACCTTTTGAATGAATTGAGCTATATTTGCTCGCTGTTGGAGAGGGATTTTCTCGTAAGGGATTTTACTCCTCTCTAACATCAGCTCGCATAGCTCCTCATTATTTAAACTGATTTCGTAATATAAAGCTCTGTCTTTAAGGGCATTCATTATTGAACTCTTATGATTAAAATGGTTGAGCAGAAAGATTATTTTACCGGTAAAATTAAACTCTTTGCTTTCCTTGCTGGTAATCCAGCTAACCCTCCGCCTCCCGTCTGGAGTAGCCCACAAAGCCCCTTTTAACGCTCCTACGCTCTGAATGTCCTTCAAGGTGTCCTCTACATCATCTAAAACAAGGACTTTAGGGCTTTCCAGCGTATTTACGATCTCCAGCTCCTCTACCAGAGCTTTTGGGGTGATATAGTTAGGCAAGTATTTAAAATGTTTGCCTTCAGTCAAGCCCAGTTCATTCAGATACTCCAGCGTGGTTTCAGTTTTGCCATAGCCGGCTGGACTGACTGCCATAAAGGAATGAGTATTGCCTTTTACCAAAACCAATATAAATCTTTTTAAAATTTCGTGTTGTTTCATTTTTGTTGAGCTACTTCTTCTACAATATCCCAGCCAATAACATCAAGCCAATCGCAATGCTGGCAGTAATACCAAACTCCGGAAGCGTTCTTTTTCTCCTCTCGGAAATCAATCTTGTTTTCTCCTTCACACTTGGGACAAACTAAATCCTCAAACAATCCGTTTTCCTCTGCTTTTTTTAGTAATTGAGTGTGTTTCATATTATTTGTTCTTCTTCGGCACATTTTCTACACCACATTTCTTGTATGTCTCCCTCCCACACTTTTTCACTTTCAAATTCTCCCTCTGGCGTGATCTCCCATCTATGAAACATTGTCTGAAGATTTACCTCGGCAGGTTTACCGCAACCTTGACACTTATAATCGTGTTTTATTTTTTCTTTTATCATAACTTTTTAAATCCTTTTTCCTCCATTATATTTTCTAACATACAATCCAAAGCAATCCAGAAACAGCAATCACAATAAGCGTTAGCCATTTTACTGGCAATCCAATTCATATCTCCGTCAGATAAACTGGCAATAAATTTTTCGGGATATTTTTTAGGATCTATGTCTCCACGACAGACCGAAGTTATTTTAAATTCTGTTGCTAAATCTAATGGCATAATTTTAATTTTAATTTTTAATATCCTTCCTGCCTGTCTCCAATTCAGGCAGTCCCAACGCTTAATATCGGAATGTAGCAAGGGATATTAAGCCTCCACGCCACTTGTCCAGCCCTAAAGAATTTTCGGTAGAGCAAAAATGGAGACGGACAGAAAAGATACAAAATTGGCAAACAGAAGCGAGCAAAACTACCAAACTCTGCTTCCTTTGCCGGTTGAGCCACTTGCTTTCTAAAGAAAACAAACGAAGGCGATACAATAAACTAACTATTTTAAGGCGAGGAGCTTTCTCCTCTGTCATCAAGGTCTGTTGTAGTGAGTGAGTTAAAGCCGGTTCAAACATCAGACAGGGCTTTAGTTAAGTGATTGAGCAAGGTTTGAGGTAGTTTTAACTATTCCTAACTTGCCAATCCTTATTAAAGTTTAATCTGCCAGCGTCTTACCTAAACTATAACTATCAACTACGATCAGTCCCTGATAGCCAGAGACAAGAGAAATGCTCCTCATCTATTATATTCTCATTAGTCCGGACTGGTAGCATTGTCTCCGGCTATCAAAAACCAATCAGTTTCCGGAAGCTGGGTGCGTGAGGTGTCGCAATTGACTATTCACGCTTTGAACCGGTTGCTGTCCATTAAAACTGGCGTGTTTTATTCGTATTTAGTGCGTGGGCTTTTAATCCCCCGCTACGACACGGAATACTTTAAAGCGTTCCGCTTTGTGCTACCAGTTTTACGACCCAGCTTCCGAGAACCGATTACTTAATCGGTATCTCGGTTAAAAGATCCTTGTCCCTCCACTTACTAAACCAGTCAGTCAGTTTCTGGTTAGTTCCTTCAAGCACTCCCAACCTGTGCCTCTGATTGAACTCATAATTAGCAAACGCTTCTTTATGAATTACGCCGGAAGCACAATGGTTTCTCCATTTCAGACCTTCCGGAAAAATAGTAAATTCACAATTATTCTGGAGGAAAAATCTAAACAACCCTTGAAATTGTTTTTTGTCTGATTGTCGGATATAAAGCTTTACCATAGTTTATTCTTTTTCTAATTTTTCTATTCTGTCTTTTATCTCTTTGTCCTCTCCAATCTTTTTTTCAAGAGCTAATCTGTCTCTGATCACCTGACCTAACAGATCAGCATTCTCACCATTTATAATAACAAGCTCGTCAAGATGTCCGCATTTCAGGTCAATCAATTGACCCCAAAAACTATGTAGTTTTGATTTTTGCTCTGGTGATAAGATTTTCATTTTATTTATTTACCTCGCACTCTCCGGTCTTTGGATTGAACTTATAATCCGGATAATAAGCACACTCCTCACAACGCCGGCTGTCTCCGCCCAACGAACAGAGATTGTGCTTTGGTATCTTTTTATTTTTTAGAATATCCCTCGGAGACAAACTGAAATGAGGATTTTTCTTTTTGTCTGCGAGGTCTTTGAAATTGACTATAAAAGATTTCATTGTTTTATTTTTAGTTAAACTTTTTCAAGCTCCCATTCAAAATAAGATAGTTCATTCCAGCATTTCTCAATTTCATTCTTATCAAGAAGCTTCTGCTCCACGCTCATATCACAATCAATTGAATGAAAGCTAATCAATTGATCGCAAGCTTCTCTCTTGCTATCAAATATCTCTCCGTCAGCGAAATACCGGCAATCAAATTGTAAGTCTTTTATTCTGTATTTCATTGTTTTACCAGCTTGAGCTGTAAGAAAAATCTCCTCCTTTTTCCTTCAGCACTTTTGTAAGCATTTCTTTGGTGTCTTTAATATCTTTAAGATAGTATTGGTCATAATCAGTCCCACCGAAAAAGAAACCACTCGTTGCTGGCAAAAGCTCCATTGCTACCTTTGGATTTTCAATAACTAATCCATTTTTAATAATATCCTTCCAACCTTCTTTAGTGCCGGTTGCTCCGTTCTTTACCTTCCCCTTAATAAGCTTTGAAGCTTTCAAAACTTTATTACATAGGTCAAGAAGCTCTCTCAACTGCTCTCTTGAAACATCATAATCGCCACAATCATCATCTCCCTCCTGAACATTCTCAACAAACCAATTATGAATGGCGTTTGCTTTTCTCCAGTATCCTACCTCCTCTGTTATTCCAGAAATTCTTTTAGCAATAATTTTACCAGTAGGAAAAGAAGCATTCTTTTGATTTTTTGGCACAATCACTTTTACCAATTGTTTTGGTTCTCTGAACTTATTGCCAATATAATGTTTTTTGCTTAAATACATATCTAATCCCATAGTATTGTTTTGTTTTAGTTTAGTTAAAAACCCACTCCGGCTTTGCTATGCCCATTAGCAATATCCGTTGAAAGCCGGTAAGACGGGGATTACTCCAATTTTATTAAAAATCCCCTTCCTACTATTACCTCTGTTTCACGGATTAAGACGCAATAGTAGGAAAGGGATTTTAATATAAGAGTTGTCCTGTGATAGTTTTTAACTTTTACAGGTTATCTCTGTATAAACTCCCTCTTTTTTGAAGCATTGCCTCTTGATCGTAAAACGCAATGGTAGGGTAAAAAGAGATTTTTTATTCAGTTTGAAAGGTTCATTTCTTTACCTTCCCTGCTTTAATTTTATCATACCCTGACACCCTTGTCAATAGCCAACCTGTGTATAAACTGACACCTCTCTGAAAGGTATAAAACATCAGCTCCGGCTTCTAAAACGCCCTAAAAGCCATTCTGGAGCGTTGTTTTTTTGAAAAAGTGTCCGACAAGCGATATTTTCTTTTCTTTTCTCTCAATTTAACGGCTTGCTATTCCCAGTTAAAACAAAAAACCGAATATAGCAAGCTGTTAAATATCCGGCTTTTGTGCTTTAGCACTTAATTGACCAAGCTTTTGAAACTTACTTGTTGATAAATTGAAACATTGTGTCCACCTTTTTGTTGAAGTCATCTTCTGTCAATCTGGCTTTTTTATCCGGCTCTAACTCATTTAGAAGCTTCCCTGTTGTTGTTGACCAATAGTTTTGGATCGTAGCTCTGCCTCCCTCTCTCTGCTCTCCGGCTGACCAATTCCACCTAATACCGACTAATGTTAAATAAGAGAAACTCAAGCTGAACCTACCCTTATCCGTTTCAATTACAACCTCATTTTTGTTTGTTGTCCCAAGATTATGGAGTTTTATTTTTTCAATCATATTATTGCCGGCTCTCTTTTCTCAAGAGGAGCTTTTCCTTCAATCTGACCTTTTAGCTTCCGGAGATGTTTTTTCAATCTCTCGTCTGCTATGCTGTCCGCTTCTGACTTTGCTTCCTCAATAACCCCGCTTTCCTCAATGTCTCCATAGAAACCCCAGCAACTGCCTAATTGCTCGCTTTCCTTGTCTTCAATTGTGAACCCGTAAACATTCCCTGAAAGACAATCATTCCAACTCTTGATCAATTCTTCTGCTAACTTGAACGCCTTGCTTTTTGTCCTTGCTTCCTTTTTACTCACCAGCACGCAACCGCACCGGCTTGTGTCCCACCTGTCCGTGAAAGGATAGCTCCCACCTGCTCCGCTCTCTGCCAACGCCAAGCTCACGCCTGAATGAATATATGCCTTGACCAGAAAGATGTGAAACTTTTTTGTTGTTTCAATCTTCTCTCCGTTATACCACGCCACCATCTCGTCTTTGGAGACAATCTCATCTTTCCGGACTTCAAAATCTCTGTGATAATGGACAAGGAATAAATCATCATTGCCCCAGTCATCTGGGCTTTCGCTGTCCCAATCTTGAAAGATGTTGATCGTCAATCCTTTGTGATTGATTGTTTTTAATGCTTCATTTTCCATATTTTTGTTTTTAAGGTGCTTACCACTTGCCATAATAAACCCTTTCTCAAGCCGATCAGCTTTTTAAATTCTGACCGGCTTAAAAAGTTTTTATTCTAATACCACGCCGAAGATCAAGCACTGCTCAACCTGCCAATCCGTAGCATACCAGCCGACAAACTGCCTGCTGTCCTGCTCCCATTGCTTACACTCCACCCGCTCCTGTCTCTTTATCCCTTCATTGCCGATCAAGAGAATAACCGCTAATAGACACCCAACCGCAAGGATTGAAAAGAATGTTTTAATCATATGTTTTTATTCTCTTTGTTTCTGTGTCCGTATTCGTGATTTAGCAATTGAAGCACGCCGGACTTTTTCAATGCTTCTTCCTTCTTTACCTGCCATATTGCCTCGCACTTCAAACATTTCACTTCTAACATTGACCGCTTATTTAATGAGGGATTGACGCTGAAATATTCCCTGTTTAATTCTGGATAGTATTTTTCCATTGTTTTAATTGCTTTTAGTTATCCACCGCCGACCTTTCTGTCTTTATCTTATCAATGAACTGACACCCTGTCAAGGGCTTAACTGGGGATAACTCCGGATCCTCCGGCTGTGTTGCCTCCGTGCTGTGCTATGCTCCGGATCGGATCAAGATATTCTCTCATCAAGGGGAGAGACGCACACTCAAACATTCCCCTTCTCAAACAACTGGCAACCCGTGCCTGTGTCCGTGCTGTGCTGTGTCATCAATCGTTTGCTTTAGCATTTCCGGTTTCCGCTTACGGGTAGTTTTCTTTTGAGAATTTAATTTTATTTATGCATTACCCCCACATACCGAGACCCCCAGATATGTCTCCAGAGCAAACGGGAGTGGTATGGTAGCGGTGTGGCAGACGCACCGTTCCGCAACGGAGACGAGCGTCAGGGAATACCGGAAAGGGTGAGCCACAGGAAAGGGCACCTCCACTTTCTTTTTTTAATTTAGAGAGGTTTTACACAGAGAGGGGCTTGACAAGCTTGCTTGCTTGGTTGTATTATAGAGAAAACTGGAATTTTCAGTTTTTAAGGAACTTATAACATCCGAGTTAATACCGTATAAGGGTTTCGCCTCCGGATGAGGTTCCTGACATTTGACCAAAGAAAAAAAGTGCGAAATCGCTGTCAGGATTTAACACCTGCACGATTTCTTATTTCTTGTGGAAATAACCAAAGAGCCGGCTAATTAAAAAAGCCGGCTTTTGGATTTTGGGTTTATTATGTGCTTCCAATTTTTCAGAATTAAGTATGTCATACCAATTGGGGGGATGAGGGACCCTACTTTTGGAAACTTTCATTTCCGCAGCTTCCCCTCATCCTCGTTTCCATTATATCTTTTTGATCCTCCTCTGTCAAGCAGTCATCTTTTAAGCAAAAACTGGATAACCTGTGGATAAAGGGTTGACAAGCATCGTTTGGTTAAGGTAAAATTTTATAATGATACCAGATGTCAAAACAAAGGAGGAAGAAGTCAAGAAAATCTGGCTGGAGAAAAGGGGCGAAATGAAAACAGGCGAGATTTATAAAACATTCTTGGGCGATTATTTTGATACCGCCAACTGGAGCATCAATAATAAGGATTGGCTCTTTTTTTTAAGTTGGATTAGGGACTGGCAGAAAAAAATAAAAAAAGAGGAGCAGGAAAACAGGGCGGAAGAAGCAGCCAAAGGCCTGACGGATGAGGAGGCGGAGGAGCTTCAGGATAAGAACAGGAAAAAAATGATTTTCATCTTGAACGAATTGATTATGGAGTATGGAGAAACCGATAGCCCTATTAAAAAAGCTTTCGGCATTGGGGAAATCAGGCGGATGTATAATTCTATCCAGTCGCTTGAGGAAAAAATGAAGATGACGGAAATTTCCAGAGGAAAATTAAAACTGGAAGCTGTCAAAACTCTTTTGCCATACCAGCGAATGTCGCTTCCGCAAATTTTAGAATTAAAAGAAAAATTGAATGAAAGCTTTGACCGCATTGTCAAACTTAAAAGCGGAGAACCCGTTGGACCAGACGCTCCTGCTAACGGGTGAGGAGGACCCGATATTTTTTGCCGAATACTTTTTGGGAGTTCACTTGAATCCTTTTCAAAAAAGGGGATTGCTTTCCTTGTGCAAAAGGAAACCGGATTTTTTAGACAGATTTATAAAACAAATTTTATGGGTTACTGCAAACCAAGCCGGAAAAACTGTGGCTTTGGCAATTTCCCACATCTGGTTTAATTTTTATAAAAAAGGAATTTCCGGAGACGCTGATTTGATTGAGCAGGCAAGATACGAAACATTAAACATTTCTCCGATTTCCCGTCAGGCGACAGAAGCGTTCCGGTATGTTGAAGAAATTTTGCACTCCCAATTTTCTTGGGAGCTTGATGGAGGGCGTGAAATCAATCAATGCAAAATCGGATGGTTCTGGGCTGGAAAAAATGAAAATCTTGGCATAATAGATTTTGCTAACAATTCTTCTTTCTGGTGTTTATCAACCGGAGCGGATCAAGCTTCAGGTTTGGCAGGAAAACAATTCGGCTACATCAGTTATGATGAATGCGTGCAGTCCCATCATCTTGAAGATGAATTAGGGGCGAGGATTTTTTCCAGAACTGCAAAGTATTCCGGTTGGATTGTTTTAGTTGCTACTCCTGACGAATTGGGTAAGTCCCAGCAATACTGGTATCATCTTTACACCACAGCCAAGAAGGAACAGAAGGAAGAAATTTTTGGCGAGTGGTTCTTGATTGAAGGTTTGTATGACGAAAACATTTTCATTCCTGAAGAAAAGAGAGTAGAGTATAAAGAAAGATTGAAAAAGAGTTTTCCCCAGAAATTTTTGCAGGTTATCAAGGGAATGTTTCTTGATTCGGCGGATAGAATGTTCTCCCTGAGAGTTGTTGAAGGGTTATGGAATGGCAAGCAAGCTCCGGGCGATGCGGTAATCGGGAGAGAATACGCGGTGATTGTTGATTGGGGAGTGGCTGATTCCGGAGACGAAACTGTTATCGGCGTTGGCGATATTACTGATGCGGAAAATGTTGAGGTGGTTCACGCTTGGGCCAAACAGGGAGGAGACCCGGTGGAACTTATGGCAATGGCAAGTTATCTGGTTATGACTTTTAATGACGCACCTCTGGTGATGGATGCGACAGAGATGGGCGGAACTATTTTTAAAAAGATGATGAGGCAGTTCAAACCGATTTCTTTCGGTCAGGGGAACAAACCGGATGCGTTAGTTTTTCTGCAAATGATGTTGAGAAATAACCTCAGGGGGAAAAACGACTTGACTTCTTCTGACAAATCTGCTATTGGTGGAATAAAGAGTTACTATCTTCCAAAACTTGAAAGACAGTTATCGTCTTACAAGCTTGATGATAGGAAAATAAAACAGGATTGGGTGATGATGCTTGCAATGTTTGCGTGGTATGTGGCAAAATATAGAAAAGCCAACAAAACAAAAATTTTTAATCTTAATAAATTTTATAATCGTTAATTTACCTCCAAAATAAATGGCAACGAATCCATTAGTTGAAAAAAATTTGACGGAGGAGCAATTACAGAATTATGTAATTGGCAAGGATACAGAATTAGAACAGGATTATTCAGAAAGAATAGGCGGTGTCGCCAATACCATTGGGACAGGAAAGAAAATTGCTGGTTATACTAATTTGCGTAATTTTTTTGAAGGAGACCACTGGAGTTATTTCAAAGATGATGGAACTCCAGTCCGAGTTTATAATTATTGCCGGACCACAGTTTCAAACTACACTTCATTCCTTGCAAGCGAACCGCCCGAGGATGATGTTCCGCCAAGAGATAATACTGACGAAATTGAAATCGCCAGAGCTGAAGAAGTTGAAAAACTTTTGGAGGCGATAAAAGAGGATAACGACTATCCGGTATTTTTTACTGAAGCAGTCCAAAACCAGAGTTTGCTGGGGGACTGTTTTATTTTTGGTCCGTATGTTGAATGGGTAAAAATCGGCGAAAGAAAAATCCCCAGAGTTAAATTCAAGAATATCAAAAGAATTGAAAATGTCAGGATTTTTTGGACTGATGAAGACTTTAACGAGATGGATGGTTTTGTTTTTAATTACAGGGTTTCAGTCAACAAAGCTGAAAAAATCTACGAGGAGCAGATGAGAGAAAGAGCAATTGTTTCCTTGGCTTCTTCAACCCCTCATAACTATTCCCAGCCAACCGGCTACCAAATGTGCACGGTAAAAATTTACTGGGATGACAGGTATATGCTGGCAATGGTGGAAGATAAGGTTGTTGATTTCGTAGTTCACGAATGGGGATTCATTCCCGGGCTTCTGATTAAGAATATGTCTCATCCCACAAGGGCTTGGGGAGTTTCAGATATTGAAGATATGTTGGATGCACAGGTGGAATATAACGAAGCAGCTTGTGCCACCAGAGGAAAAATAAATCAGGTTGCTATTCCTCATATTTTTTATTCGGGCGAGGGAGAACCGATTGAGTATAATGCCGGCCAAGCCCAGATGATAAAGCTTGGAGTTGAAGATAAAATCTGGCCTGATCCAATGGGGCAATCAACCGCTCCTTTTGATATTTATTTGAATAATAGAAAAGCAGACATTCATCATCTTTCAATGATTTCAGAAATTTTCTACGGCGGTGCAATGACTGCAAAAGCAACCGGCAGAGCTTTGTCGGTTTTAATGCAGGGAGTAAATAACAAAGTGAAAGGAAAACAGCAATACTGGAAAGTGGCTATCAAGAAATTGAATGCCAACATTTTGCGATTGGTTGAAATTTATGTTCCTCCGGCCAAAAAACTGATTCAGGGATATTACAAGACAGATATTTTCTTCCCGGCAGTTTTAATCAGAAATGTTACTGAAGAAATAAATAAATTTAATATGAAGATTCAGTCCCTTTTCACTACTCAGAAGAATGTTGGTGTTCCTTCTCCAAAAGAGGAACAGAAGATTATGAAAAGGGAGTGGGAGGATATGAGTTTGGCAATTGAAATTTCAAGGAATCCGATGATGAGATTGCAGATTCAAGGAATGATTGCCGAGGAAATGAGAGCACAGGCAGCAGGAGGCGGTCCACAATTAACCGAAGGCGAAGGCGGAGCAGGAACTGAAAAAGAAGAATCGTTACCGGCATCAGCCCCTAATGTCCCTCAACAGGCACCGGCTTCTCCGGAAGGAGCAGTCGCCCAGAGAGGTTTTAGAGGCAGATAAATTTTATGGCAGTAGAAAGAATAAAAGAATTTACAATAGACTTAGGAGATTTAATCAATGCACGACTTGATAGTTTTGTTTTGTCCAGACAGAGAATTCAAGCAAAACAAGAAGCTGAATTTCAAAAGATTGTTTCCGGGCAAGGAATGAGTTATGCCGACCAATTAAAATACAAAAAGGATATTTTGTCAAGGGAAAAAGATAAAACATTTGTTGATATAAGTTATGTAGATTCTCTTGAAAGTGATATTTCTAATCTTCGTAAATTAGCTCGGTATGAAACGATAAGGAAAGAATACCTTGATAATTATACTGGTTACAAAACAAGTGAAATTACAATAGATACTCTTGTTAATTCAATAGAGAGTCAATTAGCAATTGTTTCCGACCCAGACCTTCGTAAAGAATTACAGGATAAACTTTCGGAGGCGAAAATAGAGAAAGTTAATTCGCAAAGGCAGATTCTTGAAAATAGGGTTATTCTTGCTAAGGGGGATAAAGGCGTTGAGCTTTTGGATAAAGTTATTTCAGAAATTTTAATTGAATACAATAAAGCAATAACATCTGGGAATAAGGAATATTCAACTTCTTTAGATATTTATTTGCAGTCGCTTCGTTCCCAAAAACAGAAAGTTGTTGCTGAAACCAAACGGCACGATTTTGATTTGCAAGCTGTTTCTGGAAATGTTGATGCGGTTGGGAAATTAGATATGTTAAATAGTGCAATGCAGTCAGCCGATACTACGAGTCAATTTGTGATTGATGGAAAAACATATAGTTCAGAGTTGGAATACTGGACATTCCAGCGGGATTCTTATTTGGCCGGAGCCGGTAGCGGAGAATTCCAGAATTTCTTTAACGATTTTAATACTGGAGTAAAAGAGCGTGTTGATAAATTATCTTCAATGAATAAATTTGGTTCTGTTCCGGTATCTACAATTGCAGCGACTGACCAAGGGTATAAAGACTTGCTGTCAAGAAATGAGTTTGCATTATATCAAGGGAAAATAGAATCTCAAAGAATTTTTGCCTTAACTTATGCGGTGGATAAATCTGCCAAGGGGATTGTAGAGGAATCTGACTTGCACGGAGAATTTACGAGAGGTCAGACATCATTACTTGCTTTACAAAATCAGTTTGGAATTGACCTTTCTACTTTTATAACTGATTTGAAATATAGGGAATTAGACCAGCCGACAAGGTTTAATGCTTTAATGACAGCCGCTGAGTTTAAAGCTTCTCAAAAGTTAGGCATTTCAGCAGACGATCTTGACCCACTTGGTAATCCTGAGCATAAAAGGTTGATTGATGAAGAATTTACGAGAATAGCAGAAACTCCTTTACCCGAGCAGGGAAGTGTTCTTCAAAACATAGAGGAGGAAATTATTGTTCCACAAAAGATAGGGGAAGTTAAAGCTCCGGAGATACCAACCCCAACCCCAACCCCAACTCCGACTGACTATACGGGTTCAAGCATTGTTGATTATTTGAAATCTACTGGGCAAGATGGTAGCTTTTCAACACGAGCAAATCTTGCTCAACAATATGGAATATCTAATTATACAGGAACAGCAGGTCAGAATACTCAATTATTAAATATATTAAGAAGCGGACAGAAACCTCCAACTCCAGCTCCTACTCCAGCTCCTACTCCAGCACCTACACCTACGCCTACGCCTACGCCTACGCCTACGCCTACGCCTACGCCTACGCCTACACCTACGCCTACACCTACGCCTACGCCAGCACCTGCACCTTCTGGTTACACAGGAGTATCTGTTGTGGATTACTTAAAATCGGTAGGAAAGCCCAGCGATTTTTCTTCCAGAACACAATTTGCAACACAAAAAGGAATTACTAATTACACGGGAACAACAATGCAAAATACTCAATTACTTAAACTTTTAAGAGGATTTTAATATAATAATATGGCAAAAACATTATTTGGATTTACAAAGCCAGTTTATACTAAAAGCAATACTGTTGTGACGATTAAGCGTTTGGCTGACAATTACATAAAGGTAAATACAGATGAAACTGGTGTTGTTTCTGATCCGAATGTTTATCAGGAAGCAATCAATTTACTTTTGCCGTATAGTGATGATTTGACTGTTGCCAATAAGATTGCTGATTTAAAAAACTCAATAGAGAAACTTAATACAAGGATTGAAAAAGCGGAAAAAGATTTAACTCTTTTCCAAAGTGAATATCAAAAAGGAATTATGGATACGGTTCAGGAGAATTACGCAGACCCGATGAATTTATTTGAATCCCTTGCTTTGTATTATGGCGGAGCGTTGGATGTGTATGACGAAAAGATTATAGGAGGTTCTTTGGAAGCATTGCCCCGGGGAACAGATATTCCTCAGAGTGTTCTTACTTTCAGGGATGAACTGGATAGAAAATCAAGAGAGCTTGTTAATCTTTCTAACTCATATTTTTTTGAAGACCCAGAAGCAGAGCTTGCCGGGCCAGCCGAGCCAGATGCTTACGGGGTGTTTATTCAGACTAATCCTCAAACTGGAGCAATTGTTGGCATTGATGTAGATGCGGTTGATAGTATCCTTGGTGTTCAGAAGGGTTTTAAAAAGACGGATTCACGATATGGCAGATTGCCAATTTATTTGAATACTTTTTCTTCTGGAAAAGACCAAAAGGGAAGGATAGGTGCTGCGGAATATGAATGGGATAGTGGGGATGATATGTTGAAGATTAAAAAAGGATTGTTGGGAGGTTTTACATCTGGTCTTGAAAGAATTTTTGGGGCTATTGGAAAGGAAACGGCCGTAGGAATTGGGCAAGAGCAGCAAGAAATTCCCTTGGGCAGTGTTCCATTTGATTATTTCCAAATTCCTCCAGAAAGCGTGGTAAAAGATACAAGAGGAAATTATTATTGGTATGGTGTGGATAGTAATTTATGGAAAGCAAAAGACGCAGATGTCTTGAAGCAGTATTTAACGGAAATCAATAAAGACGCTACACAGGTTGATAATCAGGCATTTATTGGGCATCCAAGTTTTATTTCCGTAAAATTTGTTCCTGATGAAGTCGGAAATCCAAGGATAATAGACGAAAACACTCTCGGGACATTTAAAACTCAAAGACAGGTTGCTACTACTACTCCCGGCGTAGAAGCTGGAGAAGGTGTTAAAATATCAGGAGCTGGAACGACTACTCCGCCGGCTATTATTCTCCCGTCTCCAGAATTTGTATCTGGAGTTGGGCAGTATGATGTGGGAAAGGTTATAGAAAAGGGCAGAGAGTTATTTAAACCAGTCATTGATCCATTTAAAGATTTTTTTAAGAAATAATTATGCCTAATCAAGACCCATTTGGATTACAAGATTTGCGGACTTCAATACAGGAAAGACCGCAAAGAACATACGGGAATGTGCAAACAGTTGCTCAGCAAATGGCTGGAGAACGGGAGGATACAGGTTTTTTAAAAGCTATCGTTAAACCAGCCGAGGAACTTGGTAAAGACATTGCTGAGCTTTTTCCCGAGGTGAAAGGTGCAAGAAGAAAAATTCAGGAACTTCGTGATACTGGTGATGCGGAAATGATTACCATTGCTGATGATTTGGAAAAACAACTCGGGAGAAAACCAACATTGTCAAAAGTAATTGGAGATGTGGCAGGAACGGCATTGCTCGCTATCCCGATTCCCGGCTTGAAATTTTTAAAAGTAGCTCCGGCATTAAGAACATTTGTTGCTGGTGGTTTGTGGTCAAGCGGTTTCGGTGCGGCAGAAGCTTTGTCTCAAGATAAAGACGCCTCGCAGGTTCTCAGTCAAGCTGTTGTCAGTGGTCTTATCGGTGCTCCGCTTGTCGCAGGCGGTGGTTTAGTTATGAAATATGGAGGAAGATTGGTTGGAAAGGGTGTTTCAAAAGTTGGTCTTAAAATTCCAGAGGCGTTAAAGCCAATTCACGCTCAATTATCCAATATGGGAAAAGCTGGACAAATTCTTTCTGAAAACTTTAGAAAAATTCAAATATCATCTAAGCAGAAAGCTGGTGTATGGTTGGAAAAACTTTCTAATGTTGGTCTTTTTAAGGTTGCTCGTCTTACTCCTTTACAGAAAAAACCAGTTCCTTTGATTTCTAAAGAAGCAGCTTGGCTTGGGAAGAATAGTTTGCTTGATGTTCTGGAAGGAAGGGCAACTTTGAAAAATGCGACTGCGGAAGTGAAAGCGGCATATAAAGTCGCAAGTCAAATGAGGAATGAAATTGGCCAGAGCTTAAAAGAAGGAGTTGGGGGATTTACTTTGAGAAAAAACTTTTTTAGTAGAATAACTCCAGATGCAGCGAAAGTGCAATTATCTTCTACGGAAAAGTTGGCATTAAGGGGTGCCAAAACGGCAGAGGAAAGAGTTGCTATTCATTTGCAGTCTGCCCAGAAGGAATCTTTAAGAAGAAGGGTTTTGTTAAATGCAGTTGAAAAAAGAAAAGCATTTAGTTCTGTTGAAAAAGCAGCAGAAACCCTTGACGGTTGGGCCGAGTGGGTTGTGGGTGCTGGAAGGATAGAAAAAAGGGGTGGAGTTGAGAGAATGGTTAATTATCTTGTTGCTTCTGGTCAAGTGAAAAGTAAGAGTGCTGCTTTAAGTAAAATGCGTAAGATGTTTATTGAGGGTAGGTCTTCTCTGCTTAAGGAAAGGACATTGGATTTTCCTTTCTATGACCCTGACCCAAGAATTGTTTTGCCGACATATGTTATTGACGCTACTCTAAAAATAGAGCAGAATAAATTTCTTTCAAAAAAAGTTCAACAGAGTCTTTTAAATCAAATACAGCGTGATAGCGGATTTGACGCATACCAAAAAACGACTGAATTGATAGACAATGTTACTGGAGCTGTTTCTCGTGCTCCGGCTGGGGAAAAGTTATCAATATTTATGCGAAGTTTGCAAGTTCCAAAATTATCATTCGCCCAGATTTTAAACCTTGGTCAAAATATAAATACATATCTTGCAACTGATTTGGGTTCTATCGGCTACGGACTTGCTAAATCTTTTACAGATAAAGGGGTGAGAAGTGCCTTAAAGTCAGGTGCTACATTACAAACCTTAATCCGTCAGCAAACTACCTACATTGGTGGTGGGAGTGGTTTTGCTGATAAGTTTTTAAAATATAGCGGATTTACTTGGACAGAAATGTTTAACAGAACTGTCGCCTCAAACGCAGGACAGAAATACGCACAGCAGGTTGCCAATAGATTGGTGGCCAGTCCTACAAATCGTTATCTCCGATGGCAACTTAAAGAGCTTGGGATTCCAGATGAAAGAATAAGTCAAATAGTGAAAGGTGTTAATTTAACTAATGATGAAATACTCCAAGCAGGAGCAATAATGTCAAGAGAAACCCAGTTTCTTTCAGACCCCTTGAATCTTCCCGGGTTTGCTTCTTCTCCTTGGGGAAAGGTCTTTACTCAATACAAAAACTTTTCTTACAATCAAACGAGATTTATTTATCGTCAACTTGCGACTAAACCTACTCTTACCCAAAAACTTAGAACAGTTTTAATTTTAAGCACGCTTTTTCCAATGGTCGGTGAGGTAACATCAGATATTAGGTCTTTAATTACTGGAAGCAAAAGACCGACAAAAGCTTTTGATAGGTATATGGAAAATATTACCAACGCCGGAACATTTGGACTTGCTTTGGATTTATGGGAATCAGCAGAATTTGGAGCAACTACAGAAGCATTGGTTGGTCCGACATTTACTTCAATTGGAAATCTTGCTGATTCTCATATGAGATCAATTACTACTGGAGAAATAGACCCAGCATTGAAATTCTGGCTTCGGCAAACTGGAGTTGGAAGGGTTATTACCAACAGAGTCTGGGAAAGTAAAGTTAAGGGTCGTGGTGGTGTCTTTGAATTTTGGGAAGAATTATGATAGAAAAAATAGAGAAGACCATAGGAATAGTATTTTTCTCATTATGGATGGCAGGATTTCTTTATTGTATTTTCTTTATTCAAAGATAGCTTGACAATCTTTTAAAATTCTGATACAGAGAAATAATAAGTAATCGGTAGTTCTTGAATAAATAAAAGAACTGCCAAAAAAATGGCAAAAGCAGACACACCTGCTCCAAAGAAAGAGGAGAAAAAAGTTACCACTCCTCCGGAAGCAGACACACCTGCGGAAATTTCAGAAGGAGACCCAACTCCTCCTACTCCGCAGGAGCAAAAGGTAACAGAGTTGGAAGCCGAGGTTGACCGGCTTACAAACTTGCTTACAAAGCAAGAAACTATTGCCAAAACCTCTCAAAGAGACAAGGCGATAGCAGAACGGAAAAAGCAGGAATTGTTAGTAACGATTGAAAAGGTTAAATCCGGAGAGATTGAAATTTCTGACATAAACTTGCCGGCAGAGCCAACTCCTACACAAGAGGAGGGTCTTAAGAAAGATATTCAGATTGGGGTTCAGAATTTGGTGTTGGGTAATCCTGACTATCAAAATCTGTTATCTCAAGATGTTACTCTGAAGGAAGTTATTAAGAAAAGTCCTCTGGTTTTAATAGGAGATTTTTTCTCCGTAGAAGATGCAGTAGAACAGATTAGAGAGAAATTGGATGAACGGGTTTCTTTTTTGAAAAAAACTCAACCCAAAGAGGAAAAAAAGGAAGGAGAAGAAGGTCCGGAATTTGAGCCGGGTCCCATCCAACCAAAGGAAGGGCCTCCAGTTCCGCCTCCAAGTCCTACTCCGACAACTCCAGACGAGAAGTTGGAGGAATCTATCCAAAACAAGATTAGGATTACCTGATAGGTCGTTCCTTCCTTCGCAAAATTTAATTTTAATTTAGCTATCCTCCATAGCTTAACTTTGTATGGCTTTAAATGCTTATGCTATTGCTGCTGCTGTAAAGAAATTAGACCTGTCAGAAGAATTAGCTGAAGTCATCCGGACAGATAATACTGCTCTTTTGAGCAGGGTAGGAGCCGGAGGTTTAGTTGCTACTCAGTTAAAGCACTCTTGGCCAGAAGATAAACTGAATCCAAATACTGCGACTGAATCAGGCGTTGGGATCAATAACGCAATTACTACTTTTTCTGTAGCAGCTGGACAAGGTCCAAGATTCAAAGTCGGGACATTGTTTAAGGACAATACCAAAGGAAAGTCAGAAATAATGCGACTTGATGCTATCACTGCTGGTAGTGATATATTCACAACTGTCAAGAGAGGATTGGGTGCTGGATTTACTCCGGACACTGGTGAAACTCACGCTGCTTCATTTCCGATAATGATTATTTCTCATAACAAGGATGAAAGTTGGATACCAACTCAAGAAGATTGGTCTCAAGAAAGAACTGGCCCTTATAACTTCAGGACTACAATGGGTTACGGAATTGCCATCAGTCGTGCAAGACAGGCAGTATCTCACGCTGGAATCGCAAGTGAATTTGCTCATCAATCTGCTTACAGGTTGAAAGAATTTATGCGTCAGTTAGATAGTATAGTTATTAACTCTCCTCGTTCAGCTTTTGAATCTGGTGATGCAACTGGTGCTGCTGGTAAATCTTCAGCGATGGGTTTGATTGATGCCGTTAGATACAGTATGGGTGCAACGGCAGTTAATACCGGTAATTATAACGAGACCTCTGAAGCTCTTACTCCAAGTGTTCTAAACGCTTTGATTAAGTTGATTTGGGATGATGGTGGCTTGGTTGCTGGTGGTAGATTGGCTTGTATCGTTGGTGGTGTTCAGAAAAGGAAGATTTCCGCTTTTGACAACGCCTACCGCAGAATGGACTTTGATTCCAAAGCTGCTGGTTATGTGGTTGAGAGATTTCTTTCTGATTTAGGGTTTGAAGTAGAGGTAATTGTTGACCCTTGGATGCCTGATGATGCTTGTATTGTTGGTGATTTGAACAGATTGAAAGTTGGACCTCTTAGCAATGACGCTGTTGCCTTAGAAGATTTGGCAAAGCGTGGAAGAATGATTGAAGCAATGCTTTCTGGAACTTATACTCTTGAAGTCAGGAACGCTTTAGAAGCTTGGGCAATCCACACTAATTTATCCAGTTAAATTTAATTTGGCTGGATTTTTAGTGGTCTCTCCTTGTGGACATTGAATTTTTCCGATAGGTTCGGGGTTCTCCTTGTTTGAAATACAACTAAAAACCCCCAAAAGTAAAGGTCGCTTCTATTATTAACTTAATTAAATTTACTAAAATGAGAGCACGAGATTATATGCCTTCTCTTTATGAAGGCCATAAGATTCTTCCTTCAGATATAATTGGAGGTGATTTAGCTCATCCATACGGCAATACCTATTATGTGAAGAAATCAACAGATGCTGATTTTGATGCCTTCTTCAGTAACTTCAATTTCGTGAACAACAAGGGTAGAAACACTGTTTATACCACTGTTACTCTGGCATTGGCTGCTGCTGACGCCGGTGACACAATCTTTATCTGCCCCGGATTTTACGCTGACGAGGGTGTGCTGGCCATTACCCAGCAAGGATTAAGACTCTTTGGTCCGGGTAAAGACCAACTGGCTATTACTGGGGTTAAGACCAATTCTGGTGCACATCACCTAATTACTGTCAACGCCACCGATGTTGAAATTGCTGGACTCGGCTTTTTCCAGAACACAAACGAATACGATGCGATTAGAGTATCTCCTACTGCTGATTCTTTCAAGTGCCATATTCACGATTGCAAGTTTGACAATGGAGGTGTAGGCGAACACGGTATTTATACTGACCTAACTAAAGACAGTCCAGACATATTGATTGAAAATAACTTATTCAGGAGTTGTGCGACAGCTTGTATTTCCGTTTCTGCTTCAAGAGCTATTGTCAGAAATAATCTACTTATAGTGGCTACTGGTGCGAAAGGAATCATTTATGTTCCGACTACGGGGGACAGACCCGATGGGCAACTTTTGGACAACAAATTTCTGACAGCAGATGGAGTGAATGCGATAGGGATTAGTTTCACCGGCACTCCGACCGCAGGTATGGTGTCAATGAGTGGAAACCAATTCTCTGGAAAGTTTGCTGATGAGGCACATTGTGTAAGCAAGAAAGCAGGTTATATCGTGGGTGGAACGAATTACTGGGGTTCAACTGTAATAGCTTATTCCTAAAGCTTTTCCTTGTGAAGCTATGAACTCAAACCTATTAAAAGAATTAGAAGCTCGTAACAACTTTCTTGAGCAAGAATCTGATAAGTTCGTAGATGAGCGTATCAAATGCTCAAGGCGTGTTTCAGATATTCAGTTCATTTTAATAGGGATGAAAGGTGAAATAGAAGCGAACAAACAAATAATCGTAAAATTAAAGGCCGAAGAAAAAAAAGTTAATTAAGCGAAATACTATTATGTATAAAAGAATTATAGCAAGCGGAGATTTGGTGATGCCGGAAGGGACAAGAATTTATGCTGTTCGCTTAGAAAGCACTTCAGATGATTGTTATGCAATTATTTATGATGCTGTAACCGCAGCATTGGGTGCTACCAACAGCAACCAAATTTGCACTTTGTTTGTTACTAATATTGTGGGAGATGGAGATACCGGCATCGGAACTCAAGACATTCATCCTAATTCTGATAAACAAAGCTTTGGTCCTATCGGAATTACTATGGAAAGAGGAATTTCTGTTACTTTAAACGGAACAACTCCAAAACTTTATATTTATTACGCTTAATCGCTAAAAACTTATGGCAATGTATGAGAAGAAAAATAACGCCATAGGAGCGGTTAATGATGACCCTTTAGCTGCTGGGGTTCTTACTTTAAATTTACAAGCCGGTCAAGGTGCTAATTTTCCAGCCACCGGCGTTTTTCTTATTACTATTTGGGATTCAGCAACCTATCCTAACCCGGGAGATGATCCGAATATGGAGATTATTCGGGTTAGCTCTCGTGCTACGGATGCCCTTACTATTGTCAGGGCCCAAGAAGATACTTCTGATGTAGAACACGCTCAAGGTTCAAGGGTGGAAATGTTAATTACCGCCGGTTTTTTTAATGATGCAACT